AGAGCATTATCTTATAGGGTGCGTAACTTTCCTCCATAGACAAGCGCACGGCAGAGCAGACCGCGACCGCGTTAAAGAGGACTTCGAGATCAATAGAGGGATACACAAGTACGAGGAGGAGCTTACTATCATATCAAGACTAAGTGAGCCTAAACTCCATACGCTTATAGCCTCTAGTTTGGATCTTACCGATTTAGTAGCTCAGATAGAGGGTATTTGTCAGATCATGGGGAACGCCATCTATGAAGAGGTACAAGCCTATAACCAAACGGCGAAGATCAAAAAAGCTAAAAAACTATTCGACGACATGGAGTTAATAATAAACGATAAGGGCGGGTTTATACAACCTAGTCTATTTGAGGGTGAGAATGGCGATTAGTAAAGACACATGGAATAAAGCTAAGGCATACTTTGAAGCCGGCAAATCATTAAATTATATAAGTGAAAAGCTAGACATAAATAAGTCTAGTATCTCTAGGAAAGCAAAAAAAGAGGAATGGAGAAAGAATAAAACGCAACCCCTTAAAGACGCTGTAATCGAGCTTGAAGAGGAAAAAGCAACCTTAGAGGACAAAAAAGCAACCGTTACGCAACAGTTAGCAACCCTAGAGGATTACGAGATAGAGATACTAGAGGAGTTAATAGCGGACGAGGCTAAGATTAAGAGCCTTTTAACTAATGCGACAGCGCTTAACCTTGTACGGATCAATCAACACTTAAAAGAGAACGTAAAAGAGGAAAAATACGGCATAGGTGACGGTATGCAATCGTTCCAAAAGGTAGGACTAAGTAGTAGCGACTATAAGCAATTACAAGACGCGATAGATAAAGCAAGTATCACGCTAGGGGTAAACCAAAGACACGCGCCAAAGACAGACATAAAAGTAACACAAGGTCAGCAAACGAACATAGACGCGCCGGAGATCAAAGGGTATAGTGTAGAGGTAATATCTCCACAGCAGATAGAAGAGGCTAAAGCAACACAAGCCATCGAGGAGGATTAATGTCCGCTCCTATGCAGATCAACGTCAGAAAAGCCTCTTTGATACATCAAGTCGCTTTCGTAATGTCGGACGCAAAATATCCGGCGCTTATCGGAGGACTAGGTAGCGGAAAGACAGACGCGGGGATAGCGCGTATACTTAGACTTAAATACGAGTATCCTACTCTAGACGTAGCCTATTATATGCCGGACTATAACCTTATTCGTGATAGAGGTATGTCAGGGGTAGAGAATGAGCTAAAAAGAATAGGACAACCGTTTACTACCAATAAGACAGACAAGACAATCGAGCTATGGGGAAAGGGTAAAATATTCTTTCGATCTATGAATAATCCGGAGAAGATTATCGCCTACGAGGTGGCCGACTCCGTTATCGACGAATTAGACACCATGAAGCCGGAAGACGCGAAACACGTCTATAAAAAGATCAGAGAGAGAAACCGTCAAAGGAAACCGGACGGAAAACCTAACACGATCGGAGTAATTACTACGCCGGATTACGGTACAGAGGGTTACGTTTGGGAGCTTTACAATAAGTGTATAGATAAGACCACAATGGACGGAGCGGGTAACTATGATCTACTCAGCGGTGGACGCGTAGGCAAATATCATCTTATCGAGGCAAATACAGCAGATAACCCATTTTTACCACACGACTACCTAGACGATATTCTAGAAATGTACGACTCTATCCTCGCTAATCTATTTACGCGCGGTAAAATGGTATCACTCACACAAGACAAAGTATATCACTTCTACGACGCGCATACGCACAACTCTAGAGAAACGATCAAGGCCGGAGATCATCTACATATCGGAGTAGACTTTAACGTCGGCGGTTGTGGAGTCACAGTACACGTTATAAGGGACGGCGTACCTCACGCAGTAGACGAGATCGCTCCAAAAGATACACAAGCTATCGCAATCGAGATAAACAAGCGCTATCAAGGACACCCTATCACATTTTATCCGGATAGCTCAGGAGATAACGATAGCTCTAACGCAAGTAGAACGGATATACAGATCCTAAAAGACGAAGTAAGGACTCCGGACGCTCCACAATTCAGTTACCCAAAAGCAAACGGAGCGGTAAGGGATAGGATCAATAGCGTTAATGCTCTCTTCTCTAAGAATAGATATTTTATCAATAAAACGAAATGTCCTAGACTCTCTCATGCGTTCGCGGTGCAGGGGTGGGACAAAAACGGTAAGCCGGAGAAGTCAGACAAGCACAACGGAGGAGCGGTAGACGACTGGACGGACTCAGCGGGTTATTTTATAGTGCGTAAATTCGGACTTATCAAGCGAAGAGTATCAGTAGAGGACTTCGCTTTTAGATAACCACAAATCTAGCTTTAGGGTATGCAATACTTAGCACAATACAATAAAAGGCTAAGAATGTCCGATACTCCTAAATTTACCGACTCACTACATGAAGAGAGAAAAGACGACCTCGCTGTTATGCACGCTTTTAAAGGCGGAAAGAAGAGAGTAAAAAAGCTACTCCATAAGTGGGAGCGCGAAACAGACGCGGGATACCTAGCACGTCAAAACGTATGTACTCTTTACAATCAGACGCGAAAGACGATCAAGACCGCTAACGGTATGATATTCAGAAAAAGCCTATCGTTTAAGGATCTAAATAAAGACTTTGAGGAGAAGAGTAGCAATATCGACGGGAGCGATACTAGCCTTAACGACTTCGCCAAAGACGTAAACGAGGCCTCTCTTTGGGACGGTATCTCTTATATCCTAGTAGACACGCCTAGCAATAACGGACAAGAGATAGTCACGCTACAGCAACAATTAAGCGCCGGCATTATTCCCTATTTCACAAAAGTAACAAACGCTCAAATACTTAATAGACGTATCGAAAACAATAAGCTCACTCAAATAACCATACAAGAGAACGTAAAGAAGTATACCGGAGAGTTTAAAGAGGAGATCGTTACACAAGAGCGCGTATTATATATCGGTGGCGGTGCATTATTTCAAGACGACGAGCTTATAGATATTTGGGAGAACAAACTAGATTATATCCCTCTAGTGCCGGTGTACTCCAATAAGCTAGGCTACTTTGACGCTTCACCTAGATACTTAGACCTTGCAGAGCTTAACCTAAAGCATTTCAACTACCAATCACAGCTAGACAAAACACTATTTATCGCCTCTAATCCTATCCCTAAAGTATGGGGTAATGCCGGTAAAGAGCTTACTATCGGCGTAGATCAAGCTATGTCGTGGGACAACAAAGAAGATGGCGACTTTGAGTGGTGTGAATTTCAAGGGACAAGCGTAGAGAAACTACAAGAGGAGATAAGCAAGACAGAGGCTAGAATGTTAGCTATCGGTATCTCGCTACTCACAGATAAAGAGCAAACAGCGACAGAGGTAGCGATCAACTCAGCGGGTGAAACGTCAGACCTTGCAAGTATGGCCTCGTCACTAGAAACGAGCCTTAATACAGCTTACGGCTATTGGTGTGAAATGATGGGGAAAACAAATACCGGAACTATCGGAGTAAATAAAGACTTTACGGGTATCGCGCTATCGCCACAAGACGCGAAAATGTATTTAGATATGTATAACTCCGGAACGATCTCTCTTTCTCAGTTTTGGGACGAAATGGAGGGGAAAGAGTATTTAAAGCCTTTTGACCGCGATGTAGTCAAGTCGGAGATAGAGGCAGAAAATCAGAATACAGATCTAGAGGGGTAAGGCATGAGAACTACATTACTAGAGGGGTGGCTTATAATTTACGGCTCAGTATCAATCGTAATGGATATTTATAATGCAATATGGTAGGTAAATAATGCTAGACACAGCTACGCGCCTCTCTATGCTACAAGAGCGCTTTAAGAGTGAAACGGAGAAGATATTTCTAGCCTCACTCGAAGACGCGCTAACGATCATTGTAGGGAAACTAAACCTATTTACCAACGAAAGCGATATTAAACGGCTCACGGCTGTAAAAAAGCTCATAGATCAAGAGATTAACGCTTTATATAGTGGCCTAGTAACTCCAATTCAGGAGGATATGCAAGGTTTCGCCAAAATATCGCACGAGGGACTATTTACAGCACTAAACACGGCTACCGGTGTAGGTTACGCTTATGCTTCACTACCTAAAGGGACTATCAAAGAGATTATATCTATGAAAGAGATCCATTTAGTAGGAGATAAAGGGTATACACTAACGGAGCTATTCGATAATGCCAAAAGAGCGCATATCAATAACTATAAGCAGATCATAGCCGGAGGACTAGCCTCTAATGACGGCCACAGAAACATAGCAAAGCGACTCAAAGACGCAAACGCTAGAGC